TTCCATAGACGTCGCAAAAATGCCGCCCCATTAAAGCGCTTCAATGCACTAGCGAGAAAAAGAGGCATACAGTTGCCTGATTAATAAAACGGCAGTCGGACTAATCTGAGCCGCACGATTGTTTACGATTTTAGTTCATCATGACACTGTTTATACATACAGTACATTTTGACTAAAAGGAGTTAATCATTTGATGAAAATAGATAATCTAAGTGAAACGGTTGCACGCATTCAGTTCATTGCTGACGTATCGCTGATCGCACATTGCAAAGAAGATGAATTAAAAATGGCACTGTCGATGATTAGCGACATGGCAGGGACAATCGACACAGCTATTTTCGAAGCCGCTATTTACTGCCAGGCAGAATGATTAATTGCCCCTTCCCTACCGTTCACTAGCCACCTTTAAGGTGGCTTTTTGCTTCTGCATCAAAGTGCATATGCTTGCATTAATCCGCATGATCCAAAGTGGATCGCTAAGCGTCTGTAAGACCAGAGCTGGCGCGCTCAGAGGTTGTACATGCAAATGCATGAAAAGCGATACATAAAGCGGGCAGGCGTGGCGGGGATAGCATTGCGCGCGAGGGGTACAAACATGCATGCGGAGGCTGCGCCAGCGGCACGGAGGCGCACGCAAGGGTTTGATGAGATTGAACTGGTGAAGAGGATTTGAGCCTCGCAAATCGGGTCTGAGAGCGGCAGATGAGGTATGGCACTGATCGGAATTAATATGATAAATTTTTGACCAACACGGTTAACCATGTAAGGGAATTATATGGATACAACTGAACAGTTAAACGGGACTTACTTCTATGGCGGGCTTACCAACCTTTCCCCGGCAGAGCTTTATTTCTGGATTATGATTGATGTGACCGCTGAGCATTTTAGCGGTGCAAAGAATATCATAGCCATAGCTGCAATTTACTCGGGACAGAATACGATTGACGTGTCAGGAAAGTTAAAGGGTGCCTGGAAAGGTACCTCTTATGCCTCGGTGTATTCTCGCAAGCTGTTGCGCGATTACCGTCTCCCGTTCAGGTTGCCTACGTGGATACAAAACCCTAAAAAACCATTCCAAATTAAAATGTTGATGACCCATAAATTGGGTACTTTCGTCGGTCGCACAATACCGGTTTTAGGATGGGTAATTATGGCCGCTGATGTGGCGGAGATAGGCTGGAAAACTACGGTAAAATACAACCTTATTGCCCATAAGGACGACAGAATATGGTAAGTGAGGATATAGAGAAGGCAGTATTTGCGCTGGTTGAAGATTATAACGGCAGAAGCTTGTTTACATTAAAACGTTACAAGCTTGAGCTGGACACTGATCTGAACAACGACTTTCGCATGGATCCCATCGACGCTTATGAATTACTTGAGCGGTATGCTGACAGTTTTGGCATTGACCCCGGCACCATCTCTTTTAACGACTATTTCCCGGAAGATTTCACCGCACCGCATGATCCGCTTACTCTCCGTTTGTTGGTTGAGTCTGCACAGGCCGGGCGCTGGTTGGGTAAATAACTAACGCCTGCACAGGCAGGCGTTACATCTTCAGTTTGTTGCCGCTTCCAGCGAATAAGGGCGGAAGGCGATCACCTCTTCGCCCAGCCAGTTATTGATTTTCTTCAGACGTTCCTGCAGCGGTGTCAGTTTGTTACGCACAAACACCTATGCCGCTTTCACCGCATCACCGAATCCGCCGGAGTTGTCCGGGATAATCCCCATCATCTGCGGCGGCACGCGGTGTGCGCTTAGCAGGTCGTCGCGGCTGGCCTTCTTGATGTTAAAGAAATCGTCCTTCGTCGCTACCTCGCTGAGCGGCAGAATCTTGATCCCGTCCGGCTTACCGTTCGGCGCGTACATAAACAGGTTGCGGAAGTTGCCGATCCCTTTCGTGTCGCGCATAGCCTGGCGCATCCGGGCAACGTCGCTGCTGCTCTGCGCCGCGTCGGTCATATACAGGATGTAACCGGCGTGCGCGCCGTTCTGATAATACTTGCGGCGGAACAGCGTTGCCGCCTCATTCAGCCATGCGGAGTTAAGCGCGCTGAGGTATTCCGGCAGGCCGTACAGCTCCTGATTGATATCCGGCTCCAGCAGATGAAACACGCTGCCGGCCGAAAATTCGTGCGGCTCCTTCCAGTCATTCACAAACCAGTAAACGCCATCCTTCACGCCTCTGCGGGTGAATTTGGCCGGGGTGGTTTCAAGGCGCAGCGGCTTACCCAATCCATTACGGCGCAGCTCGGCAAAGGCGTTACCGAAGACCAGATAATCCAGCGCAAACTTGCTGAACTCCTGCTGACTCATCATTGGGTGCGGGATGAATGTTGATGCCAGAATGTTGCGCTTTACATAAATTGGCGAGCTGTGATGCACGGCCGCACGCAGGCTTTTCGCCAGGCCGTTAAAGCTGACCGGCGGCTCAAACCAGCGCCCGTTACCGATGCATCAGCCATCAGCCCGTCGCCCGCCGTTGTTACCGTGACTGTGCTCGCGCGTGAGGGCAACGGCGTGGCCGGTGATGATTTGCTGGCCGTGGTTAACGCTGCGCTCAATGACGAAGACGTGCGCCCGGTTGCTGACCGGGTGAGCGTGCAGTCAGCGAAGATTGTTAGTTACGAAATCGAGGCCGAGCTTTACCTCTATCCGGGGCCGGAAGCGGAGCCAATCCGTGCCGCTTCAGAGGCAAAACTCGCCGCCTTTGTCAGCGCACAAAAGCGTCTCGGCCGTGACATTCGCCTGTCTGCGCTGTATGCCGCCATGCACGTTGAGGGCGTGCAGCGCGTCAACCTTATCAAGCCTTCCGCTGACGTGGTGCTAGACAAAACCCAGGCCGCTTACTGCACAGGATACGCGCTGACCGTGGGAGGCTCGGATGAGTGATCGCCTGCTGCCGACCGGCTCGTCAGCGCTTGAGGTTGCTGCCGCCGAGGCTCTTGCAAGCCCCGGTACGATGAGCGTGCCGCTGCGCCAGTTATGGAATCCGCAAGCCTGCCCGGTTGAGCTTCTGCCCTATCTGGCGTGGGCGTGGTCAGTTGATCGCTGGGATTCAGCCTGGCCGGAATCAACAAAGCGCGCCGTGGTTGCCGCCTCGCAGTACGTGCATCGGCACAAGGGAACGATTGGCGCTATACGCCGCGTCGTTGAGCCTCTGGGCTATCTCATCAGAATCATTGAGTGGTGGAAAACCGGCGAAGCGCCTGGCACGTTCCGGCTGGATGTGGGCGTACTCGATACCGGCATTACTGAGGAAATGTATAACGAGCTTGAGCGCCTGATAGCCGATGCGAAGCCCTGCAGCCGTCACCTTATCGGCCTGTCTATCAATCTTGACGTGAACGGCGCGCTGCCGGTTGCCGTTGCCAGCTACAGCGGCGACGAGCTGACCGTTTATCCCTATACCCCTGAACTTATCAGCGTCGGCGGGCCGGGTTATTCCGGCGTGGCGGTGCATCTTATTGACCTGACGGAAGTGAGCGCATGACGACAAAATATTTTGCCCTGCTGACCAATCAGGGCGCGGCTAAGCTGGCGAACGCCGCCGCACTCGGCACGAAAGTAAACATCGCCTCGATGGGCGTCGGCGACGGTGGCGGCACACTGCCGACCCCTGATGCGGCACAGACAAAGCTCATTGGCGAGAAGCGACGCGCGCAGCTTAATTCGCTGACCGTTGACGCGGCAAACAGCAGCCAGATTATCGCAGAGCAGATTATCCCGGAAAGCGAGGGCGGTTTCTGGATCCGTGAAATCGGCCTGTATGACGCTGACGGCGTGCTGATTGCCGTTGCTAACTGCCCGGAGACTTACAAGCCTCAGCTGGCCGAAGGAAGCGGCCGGACGCAGACCGTGCGCATGATTTTAATCGTGAACAGCACAACCGCCGTCACGCTGAAAATTGATCCGTCAGTGGTGCTGGCAACGCGTAAGTATGTTGATGACGCTGTGATCGAGGTGAAAGCCTACGCTGACGAGATGATGGCAAAGCATCTCAAAAGCGCTAATCCGCATGGTCAGTACCCGTTAATTGAAAACGCATTAAAGGAAATGGCCGATGCCGGGCTGTTGCCTGACGTTCTGAAAAATCTTGGCATCAGCGATAAGTTTTCCGGCCGTTTTATCGGGTACCAGATTTTCACCACGCCCGGAGCAGTTAACTACAAACCCACGCCGGGAACGAAACGAATCAAGATTATCCTGACCGGAGGTGGTGGCCGGGGTTATGGTTATCTTGCCTGGGGATCGAGTTATGTTTCCCGTGGTGCGGGCGGGGGAGCAGGCGGAACGGTAATCGCTTGGCTGAACGTGGATGAGACAAAAAATTATCCTGGCGTAGTCGGTAGAGGCAGTAACGAAACCGACGGCGCGACTAGCAGTACCTTTAACGGTCAGCTGACAGCGGGCAATGGCTATAATACGACTTCCGGTGATGCCGGTGGCGTTGGCGGCTCGGCCATAGGCGGATTGTTAAATATACAGGGGGGTGATGGCAGCGACGCGCCCGGACTGATTACGGCCTCAAGCAACCCTTACCGGGGCGGCTCTGGTGACGGCGGCGTCAGTTACTGGGGCGGCGGTAGCCGTAGCGGGGAAAGCTCATCATCAGGCAAAAAAAATACCTATGGTGCAGGCGGCGGAGGTACAACGCGTACCGATCCCTTTATCGGAAGTTATGGATCTGACGGTATTATTTATATTGAGGAGTTCAGCTGATGAAAACCTACGCCCGGATTGAAGATAAGCGAGTTGCGGAAATTGTCTCTATGAGTGTCAAGCCAGAGAAACTCTATCATCCGTCACTGGAGTGGGTAGATATTACCGCATTGTCTGAACAGCCCGGCTGTAATTATCTCTACAGTGACGGCGTATTTACAGCGCCATTTGTGGATGCCAAAGATGCTGGCTTTCTGGCCAGCAGCCGTTTGTCGGCAGAAATGGACGAAGCTAATCGTACTATAACCCCTTTGCAGGATGCGGTTGATATCAGCATTGCAACTGACGAGGAACTAACGCGACTGGCTGCATGGAAAAGATACCGCGTTATGCTGAGTCGGACGGATATCACGACCGCGCGAGATTTCAGATGGCCAGATAAGCCTGAATAAAAAATTCATTTTACGCCCGAAGTTTTCAGTTAAAAATTCTCAATGGCAAAATGTTTAATTCTACCATTGAATCATTTCATCAAGCCGCTTCAGAATGTCAGGAAAATAGCTTTCATTAAGGCTGAAGTCACCTTTAACCTGAACGCTGTCGGCGTGTGGTTCAGGGCGGATATCAAACTCCACTATAACACCTTCTTTACCCGTAACTTTTCTGATAACCATATTGAGCTGGCCACGTTCGCTGCGAAAATTAAAAGGTTTTAATTCACGCTGCGTGATAAGTGCCTGGTAATGTGCGAAAAACTCATCCTTTAAAATCTTTAGCTCGCCGATGGTAAATTCAGTTTGAAACTGCATTTTAAGGCCGCTAACAGAGAACTCAATCCAGGACTGGATCCAGTCCCATAGATGATCAACCGGGTCGGCCTCATCGTCTGAGATTCTTTCAAAGGGAGAAATTACAAATGTGAAATCTTCATTGCGCAAATCAAACATACAAGTTGTCCAGTCTGTCAATCCATGTATTTAAAATGCGTTATCGTCCAGTCTGACTCACGCACGACGACTTCAAGTGTGTATTCTTTATACTCATATTCCATTGTTTGCTTATTAAAGCGTAGTTTAAACAATCTGGTCTCATATCTGAACATACCTTCACCTTTGCGGGGATCTGCCATCCGCCTGCCATAGCGAATCGCTCTTTCCTGAATTTGCAGAGGGACATAGCGACTCGGTTCATACATATGTTTTGCAGCAGTCTCGGTCATTTTAAGGTTACGTGCATGCAGCCCGAGTTTAAGTCTGCTGCGCAGAAAGGATATAGTGGAGTGACTGAGCTTCGCATAAACAGCGGCACGTGCCCCTGATTCAAACAGCACCCGCCCTGTACCAAGGATACGAAAAATACCCAAGCCAAACAGGGCAATATCAGTGGGATCGATCAGGGGTGTTTCAAGCGGCGCTTCTTCCAGCCTGACAAAATGTCCCTGCACATCATAAATCTGCCATAAGCCCGGAGCCTGTACCACCGTGTAACCGATACACATTCCGCTGGCTTCATCTGTTACGGGCTTTGCATTTCGGGGCAAATGGCTGGGCCGAATCTCAAAAAAACGCCCTGAGGCAGTCTCGACTCAAATGTGTAGTAACGTCCGAATTCCTGTTTTGCTGCTGTTCCTGAAATCATTCTCAATCCCTCGTTCATGACAATGGCTGTTTTAT